ACATTATCCACGGCTACTCCTTTTTTAGTGGTTCGTTAATCTTAAATGACATATTGGGAGATTTATCTTTTGCATCCGCATTAACCCACAGAGCCAGATATTTCTTCTTTCCATCAACGGTCATCTGGCCGTCGTAGTTTGGATATTTTTTTCCAGCCTCATCATCTTCTTTTGGTTTTCTTTTCCAAAATGCACCTGTATTATCGTAGTCAGCCATTAGCTTTCCTTTCTTGTTGTTTTTTTGATATTAATTGTTTTTGCCGTTCATAGGCTTCTGAGATTCGTACACTTTCAACAGGATCTTGATTAATTTCTCCTATGTCGTCTGCGTATTCTTGTAATAAATTTTGCAAACCCTTTTCAAAATTATGGGGAGAAGCTGAATATTGAGCTTGCTTTTCATACAAAGCAATAATCTTGTCAGCTTTATTTCTTAAAGTGCCTGAATTATTAGTATGGGGTTTAGTTTGAACTGGATTTAAAAACTGAATCATTTCCTCTGCGGTAGCAATTTCATCGCCCATAAATCCAAGCATGGATAATGCCCTCCCAACCGAAACAGTTGATTGTTTCTCAAATTCCTTGTCCTTATTCAAAGTTTGCTTTGAAAGTCCGGTTGCCACAACCTTATTATCAAACCATATATCGGTTTGAAATTTATGAAGGTTGTTAGGAAGGTCAAAACTAATCGTAATAATCCTAATGCGATCTCCAAAATATTCCCTGATAAATTTTAAGCGGTAGGGTACGGTTAAATACTTGCCTTTGCCTCCCAACTGGGCATAATCCTTTTTGGGATCAATCTGTTTTTTAAATTCTTCAATCGCCTTGCTTAAAGGATTAACGATTGTTTTGCCGTTGTCTTTATTTGCTGTTTTCATTTTATATTCCTTCCCTTACATTTATCAGCCATAGTTTTTTTTTCCTTTGTAAAAACTTTCTTTCTTCCCTGCGTTTAAAATAAATTCTAAACACCCAAGACCTTAGAATGGACAGAATTGTAAAAATAAGGGAGATGTTTATCGCATCTAAAATGCTTGGGTGCAGATTAAAAAAGGGAAAGATAAAAATTTGCACTGCAAGCGCAAGAAAAAATCCTGTCGTAATATCAATAAAGGATTCTATAAAACTTTTCTTTACAATGCCCATTACATTCCAGCCTTTCTTAAATGTGTTACAACACAAGAATGAGATTGCTGATTTTTTAAATGCCTAATCTCCTTGTGATTCCTAATATTAGATTCTCGATGAGATTGTTCGATGGATTCCAAGGATGAAATCCTATCTTTTAAAATCTGAATTTTTTGTTGCAGTTCATCTTTATTAAACCGATAGGAATAATAAATACCGGTAACAACGCAGCCGGATATAATCGTTGCAAGCTCTAAAAAAGTATTGTCGTTTAACATTGATAGTATCCCTTAAACCTTTCAATCATGGCAGGATCAACACCCTTCCACCAGAAACTTTGCTTTTGTATTTCTGAATAATCAGGTTGGCACAGCCAGGCCATTTTGTTTATGTCGCCATCGGCAATTTCCAGCTTCTTTTGCCAGGCCAGTTGATAAACCGTTAATTCGTTTAAATGTTTTTTTAAATTTTCCGGCTGCAATTCTTCACAGTTTGCCGGAGTAAACAGGATATGATCGCAATTACTGGCATACGATAAAAAAGGCTGAAGTTTGGGAACGCATTGTTGATACAGTGCAATTTGGATTTGGTCGGAATGAAAAGGTCTTGTTGGACATTTTTTGTTAGTATAGGTCCACTTGTTACTTTTTTTATTATACTTTACATCCCCAAAAACATTTTTTAGATCGCCAAAATACTGAGCTGATTCCAGATCAATATAGCAGAGAAAATAAGTTTTGATTTTAGGGGTAAGCCAACAGGTATATTCCACTTCGCTTTTCCATTCCTGCTTGGGAAACTGCAATTGTGAAATATTTTTAATATGGTTTTCTGAAATATCCTTTAAGTGTTCAACGATAAAATTAAATTTCATTTTATCCTTTATATCCAAAGGCTTATAATTCTTCATGCGTTCTTGAATGGTTAATTTGGTCATCCCTTAATCACCTCATCAACGGTTTTTTTCTGGCAGAGTGCCGCCTGGACGACTTCATGAACCAAAGTTCCGCCCTTAAAGCTGGCATTAGAGGGGAGGTTTAACCTTTCCTTTTGAGATAAAACAACATACCTAAAAAAATGAATATCATCTTTCATGCAAGCCTGCGATTTGCTGGTATGTTTTAATCCCAGCTTGGTATAACAATCTCCAATGATTCGCACTGTTGTCATATTTGGAATGTTATAACCCAAATATATTTTAAATGCAACCCTATTATACTTGATCGTCAACTATAGAATATTAGGATTTATGGATAGATTCTGACAGTTTTGATTGCAATAATGGTGATGAAAATATGAGATCAATGTCCTTTGCAATCATGCTGATTTCTTGACCGGTGGTAATTGAATAATCCTTAATATCATAGAGTCCTCTTTCGTTTGGAATGATCCATCCGGTGTATGTTTTGTGTGTTTTCTTTTCGGTGCAGATGCCGAATCCGTGATTGGCTAAAGGATTCACATTTTTTATATTTTGGTAAATGAGAATTGTTCCCATTAAACGAGGATTTTTCATTACAACACCCTGAAGATGTGAGATGTGTAGTCCGTACTCACAGGGGTTTATGTTGATGACAAATGTTTCTTTTTTAGTAAAAAATCTCACCTTACCATTGAGGGTTTCGCCCACTATCGGCATGTCAAAAGTATCTTCCACAAAATAGGTTGGGCAATAGTATCTTCCGTTAGATGTTTTAAGTTTATTTATATATTGGGATAATTTTTCAGACAGCTCAAGAATGCCAAAATTCTTTTTCTTATCAGGCTTTTCGTTGACCAGCCTGGAAATCTGTATCTTGCGATTTTCAAAGATTCTCCCAGATCCAAACTCGGATTTAATAAAATCCTCAACGGTAAAGCCATACCGTTTTTTAACAAGCTCCAGTTTTTTTCGATTAAACATTGTAAGCATCTTAATATCCTTTCCTAATTGAGACAATAATTATTATTAACCTTTAATTATCGTTTTGTTACCTTTTACAACGAAGTTAAGATGAAAGTCAACCTTAAATATATAGGTTGTTAACTTACATATATTTAGATATAAACCTTAAAGATATGGCCTCTGTCTTTTTAATCATCTTACACCTTGCAACTGGGGATGTTTATAAGGTTCCGGTGGGAATGCTGGCAAAGAAAGTGTCTTGCCATAAAGCTCTTGAACAAATCGTTACTTTTGACGAATCAAAAACAAGCATCTTTTATCAGGGAAAAGAAATTTTAGGCTATTACTGCAAGGATGGAGATGGTCGTTGGATTCCGTAACCATAACCTTATCATCTTACGACATTCTGTGCGGATCAAACACAGGCATTCTCAGGGTGGTTGAGGATTTCAGGTTAAAAAGGAATTGGGCGCACAATTTTAAGGGAACGATAGAGGAAAAAATGGCGAAAAGCATTTCAGGGTGCTGGTCAGAAATTGCGGTGGCTCGCTATCTTGAGATTGAATTTTCATTCCATGTTAATCATTTTACAAAGCCTGATTTAATTTTCCATGACCGCCATCTTCAGGTCAGGTCGCAGGAAAGAAAAGTGCAGGGCAACCATTTAATTATAAGACCGACCAGCAAGAAAAACGAAATTTATATTTTGGTGATAGCGGAATGCCCAGACTTTCATATTCAGGGATTCATTAATAGCTCAAATGTTCTGGGAACAAAAAAATATCTAACGGATTTTAATCTGCCTAGACCCAAATGCCATGCCGTACCCATTGAGGATCTGCTGCCCATACATTTGCTTAAAACAAACCACTGGAACTAATCAATGGCACTGCTCAAAAAAATGAAATCTTTAGAACATGAAATTGAACGGCTTAAAAAGGATATGGAAATTTTAAGGGAAAATAAAAATTTAGAAATTAGGGAAATGGATCAAGAAATAGGCCGGCTGCAACAAAAATTAAATGAAAAAAAAGAAAAAAAATAAAAACCCAATGGCGAAGGAGCTGCGAAAACCTCAATATCGGAAAAGGGTCATTCCCAATAAAAAACGATATGAAACGGAATGCCGTAATAACTTCTACAGGGATTTTGATGATGACCTCTTTCCCAAATAAAAAATATGATGAATGTCTTGGATCTTTTTTCCGGCATAGGGGGTTTTAGCCTTGGACTGGAAAGCACAGGATTTTTTAAAACGATTGCATTCGTTGAAAAGGACAGGTTCTGCCAGAAGGTGCTGCAAAAGAATTTTCCAAATGTACCCATTGAGGATGAAATAAGAAATGTCAGAGGAGAAAAATACAAAGCAGATGTCGTTACTGGAGGATTCCCATGCCAACCGTTCTCGGTTGCAGGAAAAAGAAAAGGAACAGATGACGACCGATACCTCTGGGATGAAATGCTTAGAGTTATTACCGAAGTCAAAGCAAGGTGGATTGTTGGCGAAAATGTTGCAGGAATTATTAACATCGAAAACGGTAAAGTCTTGCAGCAGATACAGAAAGA